TCAGGACAGCACGTTCGCTGGGGCAACTGCCGCTGGCGGTAACGCTGATGCTAACGGCTATGGTGACTTCGCCTATGCACCACCGTCTGGCTTTTTGTCACTCTGTTCAGCTAATCTTCCAACAGGTGCTATCGACACGCTGAACGATGAAACGCCAGAGGATTATTTCAATACTAAAACATATAGTGGCAATAGTTCATCTCAATCCATAACAGGAATTGGCTTTGAGCCGTCATTTGTATGGACGAAAATACGGTCAAGCGCAAACAACCATTACTTATTAGACCAAGTCAGAGGTGGTTTTAATCGCTTAAATTCAAACAATACAAATGCAGAAGCAACGAGTAGTAACGCTATTTCAAGTTTTGATAGTGACGGCTACACAATCGCTGGCGCACAAAATGAAATGAACGCATCTGGTTCAACATATGTGTCGTGGAACTGGAAAGCTGGCGGCACAGGCGTAAGCAACACCGATGGCAGTATTACCAGCACAGTGAGTGTGTCTGAAACAAGTCAGGGTGTAGGTTGGTTTAGCGTTGTAGGATTTACGACACAGTCTGGCGGCTATACAGTAGGACACGGACTTGGACAAAAGCCGTCTTTAATTATTACTAAAAACAGGGATACGGCTGGTGGGGCTTGGTACACATTCACAGACATCATTGATGGTTCTGTTGACTACTTAGCACTCAACCAAACAACCGCAAAACTGAATGACCCATTTGGGTTAGCCAATCCGACATCATCAGTCTTTAGTTTAGATGACGATTACATATTTGGCTCTGGCGATTGCATAGCCTATTGTTTCGCAAATGCCGAAGGGCTGTGTAAGGTGGGGTCATATGTGGGCAATGGTTCGAGTACAGACGGTACGTTTGTCTATACAGGATTTCGTCCGGCATACGTCTTGTGCCGCAGATACGATGCGGCGGCAGGGTGGCATATCTTTGATAATGAAAGAGCAAACCCATTTAATGTTATTGACCAAAGATTAGAAGCGGATAACTCTGATGCAGAAGGCACTACATCTGGTCTTGGGATTGATTTACTATCAAACGGCTTTAAGTTCAGGGGTTCTTTTGACAATATTAATGGGTCTGGAAATTCTTGCCTGTACTTAGCCATAGCCGAACAACCATTCAAATACGCAAACGCGAGGTGACGAAAATGTGGACATATCAAGGTAAACGAATCAGAGAAGGCAGAGCGTGGAAGAACGCTGACGGCATCCAACATCCAACATCGTGGGGCAGATGGTCTGACGCTGAGAAGACTGCGGCTGGCCTAGTCTGGGTTGACCCACCTGCGTCATTCGACAATCGTTTTTACTGGGATGCCAACACGCCTAAAGCATTGGATGATGTCAACGCTGTGGATGAAGACGGCAATCCTATTATGGAAGAAGGTGTTCAGGTCGTAACGCTGGGGTTGAAGTCACAATGGAAAGCCACCATCAAGCAACAGGCTGGTGGGTTGCTAGAACCTACTGATTGGATGGTGATTAAGGCTAGTGAGATTGCTGACTATTCAGTTGACCAAGCGACACTCGATTATAGAGCAAGCGTGAGGACAGCCTCAAACACAATCGAGGCGGCAATAGATGGCGCGGCTGACCATACAGCGTTTATGGCGTTGTTTGATGCGCCTGAAGATGGGGTTGCCCCTATTGCTGATTGGCCGGAGGCTGACTGATGGACGAAACCAAAGCACACTTAGAGCGTCACGAAGCAGAATGCGCTGTTCGTTATGAGCAGTTACAAGGCTGGATTAAAGCCCTCGACAAGCGTATGTGGCGTCTTGAGGCTTTGATAATGAGTTCTACTTTGGCTATTGTTGCGATGGCTGGGGCAATCTTTGCTAGGCTAGTCTGATGGGCGAATGGGTTGTTGCTTTTTTGTTAGTTATGTATCAAGGGGTAGGCGATGAGCGAAGATCAATTGCTAAGAATTTGCTACACTTTCGTTCTATTGATGATTGCAATTACTTTGCAAAACAAATCACCAGAACCCACGGAAATTACCAGCATCTGGATTTAGTTGACCCACGCGATAGGGTTACAGCATACTGCTTACCGAAAGCAATAGACCCTAGTAAAACGAAGGTATACTGATGTTAGCAGAACTAGCCGCCGCCAATGCCGCATTTGCTGTTATCAAGCAAGCGGTGCAAAACTCTGGCGATTTGGCTAGGGCTGGCGGAGCTATTGCTAAGTTTGTTGGTGCGAAAGAAGGGCTAGAAAAGAAGGTAGCTGGCAAGAACAAATCATCTGTTGGTGGCTCAGACTTAGAAGCATTTCTTGCATTAGAACAAGTTAAAGAAGCTGAGTATGAACTCAAGAAGATAATGATATATATTGGTAGGCCACGACTGTGGTCAGACTGGCAAGCGTTTCAAGCCAAGTGTCGTACCGAAAGACGTGAGGCTGAGAAGAAGGCCAGAAGACGCAAGCAATTTATATTAGAAATGTTAGTAGGTGCAATTGCAGTATTCCTAATGGTCGGGATAGCTGGCACTGTCGCTTATTTTTTAAGGAAATAAATGCTAACAGAAACCACGGTCGGGCTAATTGGTGAATATATAACCGCCGCATCGTTGTTGCAGATGGGCTGGCGCGTATCGCTGGCGGCGCAAGATAAGGTTGATCTGGTTTGCTGGGCTGAACGTGAGTTCCTTCGGGTTCAAGTCAAGTCAGCCACACTAAAACCGAAAAGCAAAAGCACATATGGTTATCAGTTTCAACTGGCATCGGGGACAAACAAGAAGATACTGCCAACCGTTGACGATTATGATATGCTTGCTTGTTGCTCGATCAATGACCGCAGAGTTGTTTTTTACGCAACAGAACAGGTTCAACAATACTCGAAGCGGTTCACCCAAAGGTATTTTGAAAACCGTAATATCGAAGAAGACAGTTTCAACAAGGCAATTGAAATTATAAGAGGCAGAATATAATGGACTGGTCAAAGTATCCTAATTTCAGTGAGGCTGAATTAAAGTGTAGCCACACCGGCAAGTGTGCAATGGATGCCAGCTTTATGGATAAGCTACAGGCATTGCGTAGTGAGCTGGGCGAAGGCATGACAATCACGTCAGGGTATCGTGATGCCACGCATCCGGTTGAGGCTAGCAAGGCTCGCCCCGGAACACACGCCAGAGGCGTTGCAGTCGATGTCAAGTGTGATGGACAGCAGGCGTATCGGATTATGGCGCTGGCATTCAAGCACGGCTTCACCGGCATCGGGGTAAAGCAATCGGGCGCTGGTAGGTTCTTGCATCTGGACACGTTCACCGGTGGGCCGCGTCCTAACATATGGAGTTATTAAATGTTAAATGTGTTGAATAGTATTCTTGGGGGGGGTGATGTCATCAAAAAAGGATTAAGCCTTATCGATGATATGCATACCAGCACTGAAGAAGAGATCAAGGCTAAGTCAAAAGCTAAGATAGATTTGATGGGCGCGTATGCACCATTCAAGATTGCCCAGCGTTATCTGGCGCTGATGTTTGGTGGCACGTTCTTGGGCAGTTATCTTATAGTGCTGGGCATGACGATATCAGGGTATGGCGACCCAGACGCAGTGACCAAGGTGATGGAACAGTTTAGCATCAACTATGCTATGTTAATCATACTGGGCTTTTATTTTGGTGGCGGTGTCATCGACAGCGTCAAGGCTAAGAAATAAAAAAGGGGGCTGATGCCCCCTTCCCTACAGCTCTTTAATGCTAAGTGTTTTCTGCCGGACAGTAGCTTCCGGCTTGGCCGGTGTAATCTTCTCAGGTTGCGCCTTGGTGCGGCGCATCGGCCATTTGATCTGGTATTGCGACAGACCAATGTTCACACGCGCCTGATCGTGGTTGCCCATATACTCTTTGATCGTAGCCTCAGCCTGATCTATGTCAGCTTCGGCCTGCTTCTTCGCATCCTTGGCCGCCATTAAATCCTCAAAGGCTGTCAGCACATCCGGCTCACCATTTAGATCAAGCGGTTCAGCGTCAGGCTCTGCCTCTGGGTAGGCGTGGTTGCCATCCCCGGACGACAGGACAGGGTATACCTCACCTGTTTTTCGGCGCTCTTCAAAGTCAACCACCGCATCAGCAATGCGCTTTTGCATGACCGGGTCAGCCTCATAAACGAAGATACGCATCTGGATGCCGCGATACAGCACACAGATTGCGCCCCATCTATAACCGCCACACATCATCTGCGCCTGTAGTTGCCACAAGCCACGGTGTGCGGCCGGTTGTTCTTCCGGCATAGCACTAGTGGTCTTAGCTTCCAGAACGCCTATCGTGCTGATGTCTATCTCATCAGCAGTCATGCAGTATATGCCATTAGCGGCGTTCGTTTTGATCGTGCCGTTTGCCACGCCCAGCCCATCAAGGCTGGCGGCCATCGGCAGATCAGGATGGAACTCCGGCTTGGTTATATGGGTTTCATGATTGCGCAAGCCCATACGCTTGGCGGCTTCATTGAGAATAACATTCTCTAACCTGTCGCCCCACTCAGTTATCTCACTGCCGTGAAACGTAGGCTCGAACTTATCGTGATCGCGCTGGATCATCTCAGATAGCAACTCATTCTGCGTTGCATAGGGCGACAGCCCCAGCAATACAGGCACACGGCTAGCCGACAGCATGTCGTCAGGTGTGATCTTTCCAATCTTCTCAGTCATTAGCATCACTCAACTGTAATGTTGATGATAATTTTTGGACGGCTTTTTCTGTGTCCTTTATTTGTTTTAATGTGTAGCCGTTCTGTATTGGGCTATCCACAACATTGCTTTTCATATGCTCAATGCCAAGGCTTGCGGCAATCGCTAGCTTTATGTTGTCAGTGTTATCCAAAAGAATTACGTTTTTAATAGTCATTACATACCTCCAAAATATGCGATTGCACCCCAAAAATTATAGGTAGGGTGTAAGATGTTAGTCCAGCTTAGGCAGTACAGGACTGCAAAGCCACCAAAAATTATATTCATTAAGCATTTAGCCATTGCACAATCTCCCTGCGGTTAAAAAACACATGACGTTGCAAAGTAGCTTCGCGCCACGGCTTGCCTGTTTTGGCTCGCCACCAGCGGTAAGCCTCACCCTTAGTTGCGAAAAACATACGCGGTTCTTCGATCTGCCAGATAGTTGTTTGAGCATACATTATGCCATCTCCCTACTGCAAAGGTTACGCACAGATGTGCTGTGCCACATGCCACCCATAGCGGATGGAATACGAGCATCATTCAGTGTGTCGGCGATCTTGGCAAACGACACGCCTGACTGACGTAATGTTTTAATGATGGGCATAGCTTCGCCAGCAACGGCGGCTGTCTTGCCCCTACGAGCTTCACCAGCGGCTTTACCGCCAGCGTGTGGGTTAGGACTGCCCAGCTTCACACCACGCGCCTTGGCGACAGCTAGAGCGGACTTAGTGCGCTCACTGATGCGTCTGCCTTCAAACTCTGCAAACACTGACATCATCTGTAGCATAGTGCGGTCGGCTTCCGGCATGTCAGCACAAGTAATAGGCACGTTAGCTTCAAGCAAGTTGGCAATGAATGCCACGTTACGCGCCAGACGATCCAGCTTGGCGATGAGTAAGGTAGCGCCTTCACGTTTGGCGTGGGCTAGTGCCTCAGCTAGCTGTGGCCGGTCATTCTTTTTGCCGGACTCTACCTCAACATATTCTGCGATGATGTTGTCAGCGAAGGGTGCTACAGCTACACGCTGGGCATCTAAGCCAAGGCCGGATTGACCTTGGCGCTGAGTTGATACACGGTAATAAGCGATGTATGTGGTCATTAACTTTATTCCTTCCAGTTGATTTCTGCGCTGTACAATGAAGCGGTTTTGTTGGCCACCTTTTTCGCCTCAGTCTTGCTTACATTAAATGCGCGGCCACTGCTCATTCCGCTATCGCCCTGCCAAGAAACAAGATCAACATTATAAGTTTTGCCAGAGAAATGTTTTGTAATTCTTACTTCGTAATTTGCCATCAGATAATCTCCCGTTTGCTGTCTGATATTTATTATATTAGGCCAAAATACATAATGTTCAAGTAAAATATAGCCATAAATCGAAAAAAAATATAATCGGTATTGCAACACTATGTATTAAATATTAGGTTTTCCTGACCAATCGGGAGATACATATGGTTAATTCAAGAGCAAAAGGCTCTAGGTTCGAATTAAAAATAGCCGCAGATTTGTTTAATAGTTTAGGCATTAAGTTTGAACGTATACTAGATCAAGTGCGTGAGGCCGGGCTAGGCGATCTGCGACCAGTGACTGGCACGTTTCCCTTTACATTAGAAATGAAGCATTACAAGTCCGGACAGCAGGCGCGTCCTGATTGGTGGGATCAAGCCTGCACATCTGCCCGGTTGGCAAACAATCTGCCTGCGCTTCTATATAAATTTAACAATGTGCCGGTGCGATGCCGGATACCGTTGCAAGCCGTTGTCGATATGGCTGAGTTCAATGCGTATTCTGGCGGCGCTAATCCATATGACTGGCGGTATGCGTGTGAGGTTGACTTCGATACGTTTTGCATGATCGCAAGGGAGTTGATGTAATGCTGTATGAAACTGATGAACACAGAGCGGCTGAACGCCAGCTTATGAATGCTCTGGGTCAGGCGTATGACTATGAGATGATTAGTCTTCCGCCAAAGTATAGCCTCGATTGCTTGGCGATGCGGAAGGATGCGGCTAAGTGTTTGTTTGAATTTAAGTGTCGGACAGTGTCAAGCACTGAATACGATACCGCTATTGTGAACTTGCACAAGGTCATTGCGGCGCAGAATATATCCAGAGCCACTGGGCTGAAGGCATACTTAGTTGTGCAATGGACAGATAAAGTCGGGTTTGTTGATTTTAATTCCGACAAAAGAATTGGGTTGAGTAAACGCCGGGATCGTAATGACCCGGCAGACATGTTTGCTTACTACCCAATAAGTGGGTTCAGAACACTGAACCTTTTTTGAAACTAGCGTTTTTATAGGAGATAGTTATGGCGTTAGGGTTTAATACTGAAAGTAAATCGGCAGGGGATATCATCCCGATTGTAAAGTATGACGCGAAGGCTGGTGATTTCATCGCTCAGGATCGTGTGCAAAGTGCATCAGGTGAATGGGAAAAGGAAGAGCGTGAACTGCCGTTGCCGTGCAAGTTCGCCGCCGATATGGCTGAGATGGAAGTGGGGTGGCTGTCGTTTCAGTCTGGCGCACCGGACTTTAGAATGGTCAAGGTTGGTGAGGCTATGCCTGCAAAGCCGGAAGGCGATTTTAAGAATGCGTTTCGGATGCGTATTGCCAGTAAAGAGCTGGGCTTGCGTGAGTTTAGCCACTCAGCTAAGACCGTGCTTCGCGCTATGGATACACTTCATAATCAGTATGAAGCTGAGAAGGGTAACAACGCTGGCAAGATACCAGTCGTTGAGATCACCGGCACTGAAACCATTAAGATCAACTCTCCGCAAGGTGAGCTGAGGTTTAAAGTGCCACAGTGGCATGTATCGGGCTGGGTTGAAAAGCCTGAGATGTTCACAAAGACGGCATCTGCGCCTGAGCCAGTCGCCGCACCGTCCCAAGCGGTTAGCGATGACGACTTGTTCTAGGTCGTAGTAGGTGGCGGCGTAGTTTCTCCCGACTGCGCCGCCATCGTTTCGGGAGATCGGGGGATAGGATATAACAATGAACAACATATCAGCATATATGGATACAATCGCAAGGCACTACTGGGGCGAGCCTACCAGTACACGCGGCAGTGAACTGCGTTGGGGAACGCACGGCAGTAAGTCTGTGGATTTAAAGAAAGGCACATTCTATGATCATGAAGCTGGTGAAGGCGGCGGTGTAGTCGATCTGGTAAAGATGCATGAAGGCGCACAACTTGCCAGCTTGCCGGACATATTAGAACGCAAGTTTGGGATACCGAAGCAGACGCAGAAGACGCTAGCGCCTACCAGATGGCTGGCCAAGCGCTATGATTATTTCGACAGTGATGGCGTATTGTCTTACCAAGTTGAGCGATACGAACCCAAAACATTTAGACAGCGCAGACCTGATGGCGAGAAGTGGGTGTATAGTATGGATGGCGTTGAGGCCGTGCCGTACCGCCTGCCTGACATCATGCTTAACCCAGACAAGGTAATAGTCATTGTCGAGGGTGAGAAATGCGCTGACAGAGTGGCGGAGATGGGGCTGTTAGCCACACCGAGCCACGGCGGCGCAGGCAATTGGAAGCCAGAGCTGAACCAATACTTCAAAGATAGGAAGGTTGTTGTCATCCCGGACAACGATGCGGCCGGTGACAAACACGCTAGGACAGTCGCGCAAAACCTACTAGGCATAGCCAAAGAGGTCAGGCGTGTTGATCTGCCGGGGCTGGCAGATAAGCAGGATGTGTATGATTGGATTAACGCAGGCAATGACGTGTCTAAATTAAAGGCGTTAATTAAGACATCCGAGCCTATCGTTGCTGTTGAGGCTGTCGAACCTGAGCCAGTACAGCCGCAGGCTGATGTCTTCCAGACGTTCGATGAGAACTATTTGATCAACATGCCGCCGGTAGAATGGTTGGTGGATGGTGTCATAACAAAGCACGGCTTTAACGTCATTTATGGTGCGCCCGGCACTGGCAAGTCTTTCCTAGCTATTGATATGGCTATGTCTATTGCACACAACAAGCCGTGGCAGAACCGCTCTACAGCGTCCGGTGCTATCTTATATATAGCTGGTGAGGGTGTTGGCGGTCTAGGCAAGCGCGTGAAGGCGTGGCGACTGTATAATGGCGCTGACAACGTGGGTGAGATGGTGGTGTTGCCAACCGCTGTCAGCTTCAGAGAGCCGGATCAGGTAGAAAAGCTGATGCGTACCATAGATAGTCTAGGCAAGCAGTTTAAATGCGTTGTCGTGGACACCGTGGCGAGGGCATTGCTGGGCGGTGAAGAGAACTCAGCAACCGATATGGGACTATTCGTAGGCGCGTGTGATGCCATCAAGGCGCATTGTAACTGTTCGCTCATAGCGATCCATCACAGTAATAAGTCTTCATCTGCTGGTATAAATGCTATGCGTGGGTCGTCAGCGCTGGCTGGTGCGGCTGATACAGTCATCAATGTACAGCGCGATGAGGACGTGGTGACCGCCACGATGGAGAAGCAGAAGGATGCTGATCCCATTGAGCCAATGAAGTTTGATATGGTCAACGTGGCTATGATTGCCGATACCAGCATCATACTAAGACAGCAAGGCGGTGATGCGCCAAAGGCCAAGCCAAGGACTGCCAAGCTCAATAAACGGCAGTCAGATGCGCTACAATTATTGCGCAATATGGTCATAGATAATGGTGGCAAACAGGTGCGGATTGAGGCTTGGCATGAGGCGCATAAGCGTGATTATGTGGATTTATCGCCGTCTGCACGGCGTGATGCAAGAAATGCACTGTCGGAAAAGGGTGCGATTTTACTCGGAGATGGATATGTATGGTTATCAAAGACTTACGAATAGAAAATCGCACCAATCGCACCAATCGCATGTGAAAATCGCATGTCGTGCGATGATGCGATGCGATGCGATTTTCCTTAAGGAATCGCATCAAAAATCGCATGAGGTATTTTCGCATCAGGGAGATGGTAATGAGTAAGAGAATTAGAGGCATTGATAGACTGCCGACAAGGGAAGAACAGAATGATGGTCGGATCAATGAGGCAGTTCATATGCATGATCGTGTTGTGTCTGACATCGAGAAGCGATGGGGTGTGGATAGACTGCAAGAGCTGGTCAGTGAGAATACCAGAGCCAAGTTTCATCAACAGCGTGAGAAGCTCTGGAATGCGCTGACTAAGAATGATGGCAAGGCGGCAGTGCATGAAGCTCAGGTGATGTGCAGGGCGTATGCTGTGCTGGAACGTGAAGCCAAAGAGCTAGGGGCTAAAGAACTGACCGGTGATTACGTTGAAGGTCTGATGCCTGATGGTAAGGTGCTGGCTATATGTGCTGATAAGTTTGAAGCTGGCAAGGTTGCGCGTGAGAACCGTGACATGTGCGTGTACTCTATTCAAGAGATCGGGCGCGTCCTACATGCCAAAGATCAAGAGCAGATCAAAAAGATACATCAGCAAGTGGATAAGGTTAAGAGTATCTTCGCCGGTGCTGAGGTAGTAAGTGTAACACCTATTGAGGAATTAGATGATGACATACCTTTCTGAAAACAAACGGCCGTGGTCGGTCATGCCGATGCGTGTGTTCAAAGACAGGACACTGAAAGAACGCGAACTGCGTGTGCTGGGTGCGATCTGTAGCTTCACCAATCGTGCTGGCGTGTGCTGGCCATCGCTTGAAACAATATGTCAAGTGACAGGGTATGCCGAGCATCGCACACCGCTCGAAGCACTGAAGGTGTTGAAGCGCAAGAAGTACGTCCGGCAGTTGCATCCAAAGGATTACCAGCGCAGTGACAAGGGCTGGTATACGAACAGGTATCAGGTGCTGTGGGATGGTGACGAACCGTTGCCGACATACGAAGAGATGCAGAGGGCGAAACCGTTGCAGATGGTTGACGATCAGGAAGTCGTACCAGTAGAAGATAAAGGGGTTAAAGGGGATGTAGAACTACTCTCTCACTCTCTCGCTCACGCCTTCCTGTCGGCTGTCCAGAAGGCGACAGGACAGGTCAGGCTGTTCGACAATGAGATAGCTCACGCCCGGAAGCTGGCGGCGGCAGGGCATAGTGTTGACGACATCACAGCGGCAACGCTGGTCGTGTGTGACCAAGCCATTGAACGAAGGGCAGGCGTGCCTGCGCTCGCAGACGTTGCGCGGCATATCGGTGTTATGCAGTGAAGCAATCGGTGGTTTGCTTTTGCACGGCAGGCAGAAGGTCGATACCCCCTCGGTTCTGTGGAAGCGACCTTACCCCTCCCCCGCCCCCGTCCTATAACGTAGGGGTGTCAAACA